CAATATGGTTCTGAAACCCCGTGCACATAACCCTCGTCATGCGCTGCATAATTTTCTCTGTATTGTGTATTAATCACTAATTTCATTAAGATACTCCTAAAATTTTTAATATTACTGGAAAGGCAAATAAAGCCAACCCTTGTATAAAACCCCAATCCATTATGAAGCCTCCTTTAATTGAGTTCTAATTTGGCCAGCCATTTGCCATCCGTTAAGATCGCCACCTGACTCAATACCAAAATCGTTCATATTAACTACTAATTTGTAGTACTTAGGTCCATCACAAAACTCAAATCTTTCGCCTCTTCTATAAACTGCTCTGAACCAGTATTTGTTGTATTGTCCTTGGACTGGAACCAAATCATATCCCAATTTATTTCTGAAATATGTGACGATTTTTCTAGCACTGTAGTGCCCCTTTTCTGCGTTTGCCTTTGCGATTATATTATAAGCCATTTAATTTACTCCTTATCAATTAATTAAATATGGTACTATTATACTCTAAAACGGGGGCGCTGTAAACACGCAGGCGTAAAAAGTAACACAATTGTTACATAGATGTTACACAAATGTAACAAAACTGGGGATTTGAGGGAAAAAAGAAGGGGAGTTATGAAAACTCCCCCATGAATGTCATATTAAAAGGTTATTATACTTCTTTTGCTATAAAAGTGTAAACACCATAAGCAAGGGCTACCCAAGCTAGTAAGTCAACTAAGCCACCTAATAGTAGGTAGGATAATGATAGTCCGATGATCATGCCACCGTCCCAAGATGTGCGTTCTGCCCATCTGTCCATTAACCATGCTTTTGCGTTATTTAACATATTCATATATTTCTCCTTTATATTTTAAAGTTGGCGAAGGTATCTTCCGAGTCACGATCACCAAACTTGTTTATCGGCTTATCCGGAATAGGATCAGACATAATGTCTGCTTGAGCCGACTCCTCTACATCATATAGTTTCATGCGGGAACGATCAATACCAATTACAAATCTCTTATATTTGGTTGGATCGTTATAACGATTTTTCAATTGTTTTACCAGTAGCTGGCCAAGTTCCTCTAGTTCCTCTGTTGATATAAGAGCAAACATGAGGTCTGCCGTAGCTGGTAAACCAAATGATTCCGATGTATCCTCAAGCCCAACATCAGTATTACTGAAGCCTGACCTAGTGGTCTGAGTTGCAGACACGATCGGTACATTAAATTCGACAGCAAGACCACGCAATTCCTCTGCAATTGCCTTGATGTACGAATAACTATTTATACTCCCTCCAAGCCCACGCATACGGCTAGAGGAGCAAATGTTTAAATAATCAATATAGATCATATCAGGTTTAAAGTTTTTCTTCATTTTAAGCTCATTGAGTAATGCTCTAAAATGTCCTGTATGAGCTGCTCCTGTTGGATATTCCTTAATAATAAGTTTTCCAATAGAAGCCTGTGCGATTTTTTGTATTTTGGAATCAAAGGCTGGTTTGCCAATCCTTTGTAGTTGTTCGATAGGTAGATCCATTAGGTTAGCATCGATACGCTCTGCGATTCTTTCTTCTGCCATTTCCATGGTAATATATAAAACATTCTTGCCTTGCTGTAGGACCGATGCGGCGCAGTGACACATAAATAAAGATTTACCTACACCAGTCCCTGCAAGAGCAATATTTAAAGTTTTATTAGGTAACCCACCCTTTGTAACTTTATTGAAATAGTCCAAATCAAATGGAATTCGATCTTCTTTATGGTTATAGAAATCAAATCGCTCATCAGAATCATCAATATAATCATGACCAATCTGTTGGTCAAATGAAACACCTAGAGCTTCTGATAGTATTTCTGGTATGGAACCTTCAGTCCTTTCACTATCTCTACCATCAATGATACCAATTGAATCCATAATAGCAAGATGGACTGCTCTGTCCTTACACCATTTCTCAGATTCATTAATTAAGTATTCGGTATCAACATCTGTCTTTGTTTCAATCTCATTTATTAGAGTTGCAGCATTATTTAGAACCTCATCAGGTGCACTGACCTTTCTGAGCTCTAATTGTAATACTTTAGATGTTGGTAAATTATTATGTTCGTGTACAAATTTAGTAATTAAATCGAAGACAACCTTATGCGTGCCTTCGAAATAATCCTGTTTTAAATATGGTACAACTCTTCTGCAATAATCTTCGTTATTGAGTAGATGATTCAGTATGTGTGTCTGTAGTTGATTCGTTATTTCCAATTCCTATCCTTGCTAAATTATTTTCTTCTCCCCATTCTAAACTGTCGGTAATAATATGTTGTAATACAGAGCCCAGATAATTTTTAAAAGCCTCGTCCTCGTTTATTGCATCGAAGTCGTGGTCAGCTGGGTCCTGTATATTAAAAGTAAACCCTAGGGTTGCCATATCTAAGTCTGGGGATTCCTTGACTGATACAGCACCATAGACAACTATTACATCTTTCCAAGTTCCTGTTTTGAGTTTGACTCCATGGAACTCAGACTGTGGATTTTCTACAATAGAATAATCCGCTTCTGTTATATTATACACTATCCTACTCCTCTTGTAAAGTGCTTTCCAAATCTATTTCAAGCATTGGTTTGTGACCAATTGAATAGTATGATTTTACAAACTCTTTAAAGTCGGTATTTTCAAAGATAGGAGTCCAGAAAGCTTCTGTCACAGTTTCTTTTTCTCTAACTTTAGGATCGATAATTTCTCCAGTGTCTTTGTTTACTGCAGCATACCAGCCCATTGTTGGTTTGACTACATAGCCACCAGCCATTGCTACCTCTAACAGTCCAGAGTATTCTGCAATACCGCCTTCCCATGTAACACTAATAGGTACCTTAGATTTTTCTTTTACAAACCTTGATTTTTCTACATTGATTACAAAGTCGTAACCTTGTACATTAGTACCTTTTTTAACTTGTCTCCTACCTATAATCCAAATGTTATCAGCAGAGTAATAGATACCTGTTCCACCTGAAACAATAGCCTTTGGAAATAATCCAATCTCTTGATAAGTATGATTTACGGCAAGCAAAGGGATGTTCTTCATAGTAAGATAAGGAGTCACCATTCTGAACAATCCCTTTAATGCTTTAGCTCTTGACATATCTGCAACTGATTTCTCGTTCAATGCATCTTCTAGTTCTTTTTTAGATGCGAGGTTACCAATTGAATCAATCACTACAACAACTTTATCGTCGCGCTCTAGATTATCCAATTGACCAACCAAATCAAACTTTAATTGTTCGACATCAACAATAGGAGTATGTAATACTCTTGAAGTGTCAATACCAAATGATTCAAAATAAGATTGGGGTGAGCCAAACTCTGAATCATAAAATAATAATACAGCATCTTCATGTTCTTTTAAATAAGCACTAGCCATTAGTAGGGCAAACGATGTTTTGAAATGTTTACTTGGCCCAGCCAATACTGTGAGTCCAGATGATAGTCCACCATCGACATCACCAGATAAGGCGACATTAATCATAGGTACATCAGTTGTTACCACATCCTTTTGTGTAAAAAATTCTGATTTATCCAATTGTGATGTAAATTTTATTTTACTATTCTTTTTTAGTTTATCCATTACTGACATTATCTCTTTCCTCCATACTGTCGTCTTTGTGAGCCACCCATATTTAGACCTTCAGCTCGTTGGGCTCTTCTATTTCTAGCAATGGCTTCAGATTTTTTTCTTTGTTTCCTTTGAGCAGGTTTTTCATAATACTGTCGATCACGTACTTCTTGTACGATACCAGCTTTCTCTACTGCTTTCCTAAATTTCCTTAAGGCAATATCAAACGGCATCCATGTTGATGGTCGTTTGTCCTTAGGTCGCCTCGGTCGAGGGCTTAAATCAATACTTGGCATATTTCTCCTTTTTATATTAATAGTATATTATATCACATCTTCGGTCTTTTGTAAACCGCTTTCTGTAACTCGTTTTCTCAAATCACTTGTAGAGAATCTATGGTCTCTTTTATTAAAGTAAAATTCAATGTTTC